CAGACGTGGTAAGACAACTTATCAAACGTCCGGGAAGTCAATTAATAAATACTATAACTCCTTCGACAGCTGACAATACTAAATGGTTTAACATATATACTGATGATGAAGAACAGTATATAGGTCAATGTGGTGCTGATGGAGCAGTTAAAATATGGAGATGTAGTGATGGTGTAGAAATACCTGTAGATTATGCTCTTGTAGCAGGTACGAATAAAGCTACGTACTTAGATAATACTGCATTATCAGATGAAAAATCTTCTGATATACAGGTTATGACTATTAACGAAACTACATTCTTTGTTAATAGAAGAAAAACTGTAGCAATGAAAACTGATGCCGCAGATAAATCTCCACCTCAGTTAAATGAAGCTTTTATATCATTAGATACTATATCTTATGGTAAACAATATGCTTTAGACATATATGATCCGGGAAATAATGATACTGTTACATACCCTAGAGCTACTTCTCTTACAGTTGGTACCATTAATAGTTATAGCGGTACCAGTAATGGTGATTGTCAAGGAGCAGGTAGAGAAGTTGTTAATGTAGAAACAGGTACAAGTAAGTGTGATACGTCACCTCCTAATAATAGTGCAACTGGTAAAGCTAACCTTAGATATGAAATGGATATCCGTTGTACACCACAGGTAGATGCTAACCATAGTGATACTGAAGCTATTGATAGATATCACGACACATACCAACCTTATGTAAAACTACAGTTTGGTGGTGAAAATTGGACAACTAATGATACACACCAACATACATCTAGTAAAGGTGTGACAACTACAGTTACAGTTAAAAGTCATGTAAACGTTGTATCTAGAGCTAACGTAGCAGCGGTACGTCCATTTCCTACATCATCTAGTGCTGACGAACATGTATCGTCTAATGGTATATTAGGTGATATTAAATCAACATTAGATAGTATTAGTGGTCATGGTATTACCACAACTATTTCTGGAAATGGTTTACATTTATATAGAGCTACACCGTTTGGTGTGACATCTCCAGAAAAACAGTTAATGACTGTAACTACAACTGAAGCTAATAATATAGCTGACTTACCTCGTGTATGTCGTCATGGATATACTGTACGTATAGTTAATAGTGGTGAAGATATGGATGATTACTACCTTAAGTTTTATGCTGAAGGTGTAACAGATACAGAAGATAACCCATTAACTAAAACAGCTACATATGCAAGATCAGGATCTACTATAACTGTAACATTAAATAACCATGGTTATAGTAATGGTGATCAAGTTATCTTAGACTGTACAAGTGGCAATGGAAGTGATGGTTACTATACTATTGCAAACGTTCAAACAAATACATTTACAGTAACTGATGCATCCTCAGGTACAACAAGTGGTAATGTCACAGTTCACCCAGTTCGCTACGGAGAGGGCGTGTGGGAAGAGTGTGCAGAGCCGGGGATAACAACTACCTTCGACAACACTACCATGCCTCTGAAGCTCACTAGAGTGCTTCCCGGGACATTTGCTATTAATGGTGGTTCAGCTCAATCCTACCCTAACGGTGCATTTCAATTTGGTTATCCAGACTGGGGTAAACGTGACGTAGGAGATGACATAACAAATGGTGAACCGTCGTTTGTAGGACATCGTATTCAAAAAATGGTGTTCTTTAGAAATAGAATAGCTTTACTTAGTGAAGAAAATATTATCCTATCTAGGGTAAATGACTTCTATAATTTTTGGGTAAAAACTGCGATGGCTATTTCTAACGCCGACCCTATTGATTTACAATCTAGTTCAACGTATCCTACTCGACTGTTTGATGCTGTTGAAAATGCTGGAGGTTTAGTTATCTTTAGTGCTAGTGAACAGTTCTTGCTAAGTTCTGGAGCAGAAGCTTTGCTTACTCCTGAAACAGCGAAGATAACGTATGCAGCATCTTATGCATTTAACTCAGATAGTAATCCTGTGTCGTTAGGAACTACTATAGGATTTTTAAACAACACCGCACGAGAAGCTAGATTTTATGAAATATCTGAGGTCTCTACTAGAAATGAACCTACAGTTGTAGAACAAAGTAAAATTGTAGCAGAATTATTTCCACAAAATTTAACTAATGTAACTGCATCAACAGAAAATCAACTTCTTTTATTTGCAGTAGATAGTACATTACATACTGCAACTAACGAAGTATGGGGTTATAAATTTTATGAAGCTGGAGATCAACGTGCTCAGTCAGCATGGTTTAGATGGACATTACCTAATAATGTTGTCTTTCATTGTATGATGGATGATCAATACTTTGTTGTATTAAATAATGGATCTACATATACATTAGAAAAATTTGACATAAAATTATCTTCGGGAACTCCGATGATAGGTACACCTCCAGACGAAAACCGTGTACATTTAGATACTAAAAAAACTATATCGTCAGGCAGTATGACACATGATACTGTTAATGATGTAACAACCTTTACTTTAGGTGCAGGATATTATAGCAACCGTACACTCACAGCTTATTGCATAACTGATAGTGACGCAGCTGGTAAAAGTTATGATATTCCAGCATCTGCTATTACAGGTACAGCTCCTAACCAAACAATTACTTTACCCGGTAACTGGAAGACATCTACCGAAGCTGGTACGTCTACTGTTTCTGTAAATACAGATTTAATTATTGGATATGAGTATGAGTTTGAAGTAGAGTTACCTAAGGTATTTGTAACTAGAGTTGAGGGAGATAAGAGTAGATCTGAAACTAGAGGATCTCTTGTATTACATAGGATGAACTTTGACTTTGGAGATGTAGGTGTGCTTGACATTACATTAAAACGTAAAGGTAGAGCTGACTACACATACACAGTAGAATCAAAAGAATACGATAATATAAATGCTAGTACAGCAGCGATAGCGTCAGGATATGTACATACAATACCAGTATACGATAGGAATACAAACCTAAGCGTATTTATAAAATCTAACCATCCCTCACCAGCAACTTTACATTCAATGAACTGGGAAGGGGACTACTCACCCAGATATTATCAACGTGTATAACATTAATTTTACCGAACAAGAAGTACGTATATACATGCAATGGTTAAAAAAGAATCGCATGTATAAAGGTATGAATCTACCCCTAGGTAATCCTTGGGAATCTTGGATGCAAGAAACCATAGATAAATTAAAACACGCATTACATGAGTAACTACATTCACCCAATTACAATGGAGGCAGCCGTTGAGGTCGCCTCTAATCTTCGACCAGATGACTATAGAGAAGTATGGGAAGGCCACGGTCATTTTCCACGCTGGTATATACCATTTGCTGCTTTTGATGGAGATACAGTTTACTTTAAAACGCCTAACGGCAAGACTGCCGGATTAGCTGGTGTACAGGAAGGTGGTAAAGTTTGGATGCTATGCACTCCAGCAATACATGAATACCCACTCACCTTTGCAAGAGAAGCTAAACGATTTATATTAAGCAGAGAAGAGAAACTCCTTTGGAACATTGTAGATAAACGGAATACCGCTCATCTAAAACTTCTAAAGTTTCTAGGATTTAAGTTCTTACGGGAACTTGAACATGGTCCTAACAAATTAACCTTTATAGAATTTTGCCGTGTGCGAACCAGTAACAATGCTGTCAACAGGTCTCGGAATGATGGGACAAGTTGCAGAACACAACGCAGCGAATAATGCCATAGCTGGCAGAAATCGTGCGAAACTTCGTAACTTTGAAGAACAAAACAGACTGTATGATCGAGAAGTAATGCTTGATCGTGCTCAATATAGAAATGATATACAGCTTGAAGATATTAAACAAGATGATATTTATCGAGCTATGGTAGATCAATGGACTCAGGAAGATGCTAAACTAAATAGACTGTTTGCACAATCTGATCAAAAAATAGAAAAAGCTGTTAGAAAAATGTATGAGAATGAGTATGCAGGTACACAAACAGGTCGGACTGCAGCTCGGTTAGCAGGTAAAAGTGCTAAACAAATGGGACAGGAAAAGTCTGAAATTTTACATAATTTAATGATGGCTGAAGAAGAGTCTACATTAAGTAAAGATATGATTAGAGAACAGAGTGCATCTAAGTCTCGTGATATTTATGAAGAAATTAGATTTGCACCTATACATGGACCGACGCCGATGGCTCCAGAACTGGAACCGAAAAAATCGTCAGCTGGATTAATACTAGGATTAGCTAGTAGTGCGGTTGGTGGATTCCAACAAGCTGATGCGTTTAGTTCTGATAAGTATTTAAAAATGGGTACTGACTTAAATATAGATTATGGAGGTTAGTAACTATGTCATCATCATATAACAGAAACATTGAACGTTTAAGGTCAGCTGAAAGAGCCAACGTTCAAACAGCCAATACACAACGTACCAACATGGCTAACATCATGGGGGAACGTGGTATTCAAGATGCTAAAACTTTATCCAGTCAATTAGAAAATTTTTCATCTACTTTAAAAGAGATGAGAAAAAAAGATATACAAGAGAAATTAGAAAAAGGTAAGTTAGAAGCTCAAGATCAAGCTGGTATTAATGCTCAAAAACTTGTTGAGTTACAAAACGAGTTGTCTACATTAGTAGAAACAGATACTAGATATCACGAAATTAAAAATGAAATGATCAAGCTAGAGGGTCCAAATGTTTACCCTGATGCAGATCGTATTGCTCATCTTTCACCTTGGGCACAAGTTGGTTTTATGAAGGAAAAGCTTAATAACTTTAATAAAACTTTTCCTGATAAACTAGCTTATGCTATGGCTAATAGTGAAAAAGCTATAAAAATTAATAATATAACTTTTACTCCTAAAGAATTACACGATAATAATATACACGGTTTACCATTTAAAGAAGCAGCTATGCATATTGTAGCTGATGATATAAGAAAGAATGCAGGTTTATCTAAGTTTTCACCTGAGTTGTTAAAGTTAGCTGGAACTAACGACACAATTCAAAAAGCTAAAGATGATGTTACAGCTAAATATAGAACAAGATATAATATAGAATCATCATCTCTTACAAGAAGTCAAGCGTCCATAACTTGGAACTCATCTGAGAAAACGGGCAAAGACATATATCATTTTTTAATTAAAACTGCAGGTACTGTTGATGGTGAAAATAAATGGTTAAGTAATTCTGGTGCATGGAAAGCTTTTGATGGAGAACTTGTTAGCAGAGCAGTAGAGTTAGGAGAACTTGATCATATTGATGAAGTTTTAAATCAAGAAATTCCTCCTGCCTTAGCAAAACAATTAGGTGTTAAACAAGGTACTACTTTTGCTGAACATTGGAAAAATAAAATACCTGAGTTAAGAGCACAAGCTAAACAGGCAATAGTTAAGGCTAGAAATGCTGAAAAAGAATATATAGATTCAGAAAAAACTGCACTAAATACTACATTTAAAAAAACAGCTAGAGAGAAACATTTAAACCAACAAGAGATTGATCAATTTAAAGATGCTTATACAGCAATAGGAGAAACTCCTCCTGAGTTTGTAATTAAATATGAAACGGCTTCTAAAAGAAATGCAAGATTAGATACAGATCGTATTAACGCTTTAATAGATAGTCAAGATGGTTTTATTTCACATGATCAACTAGATGAATTTCATCCAGCTGCTGCAGAACCATTTCGTAAAGATGCAGATAGGCATGAAGCTGCAATGAAAAAAAATTACAATGTTGAAGGTATTATAAAAGCTGAATTAAATGATACATGGGCAGATGCTGGTATTAAACAAAACGAAAAAAAACCTGTTTGGGAATTTGCATTAGGTCAAGCAAACCAAGCTTATCAAACAAACTTTAACCGATTAATTAAAATGGGATATCCTCCTGATGAGGCAAATAGATTAGCATTATATGCCAAAGTTGGAGAAGTTGTTGATGAACAACAAAACCCTGTTAAAGATTTTGAAGGTGTAGTAACTCATTTAGAAAGAACTGGTGTTAAAAACAAATACACTAGGTATGGAGAAGAAGCAGATAAGAGTTTAAAAGATGCACATATTATGGTTTCTAAAATTAAAGAAGGTAAAGATGCCATGTTAGTTAATCCAGAAATTATAACTAATGAAGTTATTGGTGGAAAATTTGGTCAAAACCATCTTAATACTATAAAACGTAATATGAAAATTTATGGTACATGGAAAGGTATTAGAAAATCTACAGATGCTTTAGCTTATTATAATGGATTAGCTAGTGGTAAACGTAACTTATATGGTTATAGTCTTATAGATGCTCAATTAAAAGCAGATGGACACCCCGGTATATGGCCGGATCGTGTTGATACAAGTGAAAATGATTATACACAATATGCTAATGAGATATGGAATGTAACAGATTTTGAAGGATCTGCTATGTCTTATAATGAATTACTCCTAAATCAGGATGATCTTTTTACATATCAAGAAAATTCATCATCAGTATGGGATTTACCAGAAAACATCTCTCCATTTTTAATTGATGATCTTGAATTTGATTTAAATTTACTTGGAGATAATTAATGGATTCGTTAAAATTTACTCCAAAGGATTTTCATTCTAGTTATGCTGATGATACCTATAACGTAGAAGGGTATGAAACTGCTGTAGATGAAATTAGAAGTGAATATCCTGAAGAGACTAAAACGGAAGAACAACAAAAATTAGAAGATTTATTTGATCCAGATTCTGAAATCAATCAAGGTTTATTTGAACTTAATGAATTAGATCTTGGAGAAGATAATAATTTACAAATTGGTGATGATTTTAACCTTGAGGAAATGCCTCAGGTTTTTGATTCAAACATAGGTTTTGAACTTCCTACAGAAGAACAACCTAAAACAAACGAATTAGGTAAATACACCGAACGAGAAATAACAGGCTTTAATTTAAATGCCAATGGAGGTAATTTAGATGAGAGAGAACAAGATATAGCTGAAAGGCTTAAAAGTCATAATCTTGATGATACTTTAGATGCATTTAATGAAATTAATGCAGATCCTATTTTAACAGAAATTTTTGATACTAATGGTGATGGTAAGTTTACTTTTGCTGATATGTTTGATACTCATCGTTGGAATAATGGTGAAGGTATTTCAGCAGAACAAGATCTTATTGAAACTGAAAAATGGGTTAATCGTACAGAAGATAAAAACTGGAGAGCAAGATGGAGTGTCTTTGGACAGAACCTACCTACTATAACTAACAAAACTAAATTCTTAATTGATGGACGTCGTGCAAGATTAGCTCCTATTGATGAAGTATTTAACATGGATGATAACTTAGGAGCTGGTGCTACTGAGTCATTAAATGGTACGTTAAATCTTCCTGAAGCTGCACTACATTGGATAAGTGGTGGTAAATTTGGAACTGTTGAAGGTAAAAGATTTGGAGATAAATTATTAGGAACTAAAAACCCTAACTCTATAGGGTATCTTATGATGACTCCTGCCAAAAGACATTGGTCCGATGGTATGTGGCATGAACTAGGATACTGGGGATATGAAGCTACTATGATGTTTGCTACTTATGGTTTAACTACTAAACTTACTGCAGGTAAAGCAATGTTAAACTTACCTAAAGGCAAGCGACTTGCAATAGCAGCTAACAAACTTTTTACAATTAATCCTAGTACTAAAACAGCTATACGTACTGTAACTAAAAAAGGTTTAGTAACTAAATGGGTCAGTCCTACTGGACCATGGAAAAATGCAACTAAACTTAAAAACTTAGGACTTTCACTTACTAAAGCTGGTTATTTAGAAACTGCTAAAGGTGCATTAACTAGAGATTTCAACTATGCTACATTAGTAGGTTTATATAATGAAGATAACTTTGTTAAAGCTCTTGTAGATAAATATCCTGATACATGGATTATTGGATCTCAAGCACAAATGGCTATTGAATCACCTATCGGAAAACGTTTAGCTTATTATATAGATGAAGCTAGTTGGGATTCTGTATTTGCTGGTGGTCTGATGGGTATTTTTAAAGGTGCAGATATAGGTATTAAATTTGGTTGGAAAACCTTAGAACCTATGAGAACTGGTATTTCTAAATGGGAATGGTCAGCTAGTCCTTTATCACAAAAATCTGGTAAAGACTTTTGGAATATTAGACAGCAAAAAAATACAGATTTAAATAAAGCTGGAGAAGTACAACTAACTAAAAATATTGATTCAAACAATCCTTTTAATGATGGCGATTCTGATTTAGCTAAACATAATACACATGGTAGATATAAAAATACTGACACTAATGCTAACCCCGGAGAAGGTATAACACCTACTAGAAGTAACCCACGTCAAATCTTAAATGATGCGGATGAAATTGATGGTGCAGTCTTTACTCCTAAAGGTAATACAGATGCTATATTAGATCCTACTGATTTAACTATTGCTGCTAGGCATGGTGTAGGTGGACCTGTTTATAAAAAACTTACTGAGTCGTTTGTAACTGATGAAACATTTGCAAAACAGTTACAATCTTTAGATCCTTTAAAACGAAACGTAGGTGAATATGGAGAGGGAACACTTAAACGTATACAAGAAGTTATAGGTAGAGATGCTGGTGGAGAGGATTGGCAAAATTTCTGGCCGAAAGAATTAACAGATATGCCAATAAAAGCTGGTAATTTAAAAGATCTAGATGAACAATGGAGTTATGTTGCAGAAAAGATATTTATGGCTGATGCTATTAATTCTTCTCTATTAACTCAATTAAGAAATTTATCTGGTGCAACAGGTCAGATGATTGGAAAGCAAGATATCTTTACTGTTGATGGTCCGATGTCTAGGATCTCTAATAATTTAGCTGCTGGTTTAGCTAACGTTAAACAAACAAGACTTAGATGGACTTTGCTTGGTGAACGTATGAGAGAAACTGGTAAGTTTACTCCAGACTTAGTTAAAGAAGTCGAAGGTATAGTAGCTTCTAGGCTTAATGATTTACATACTGAAACTACAGATGGTGTACGTCTGATGTTTGATATGTTAAAAAAATCAGACTCTCCAGAGTTAGTTGAAGCATTGTTAGATGTATTTAAAGTATCTAACAAAATTCATAACTGGAAAGATTTTGATGCATGGATGAGGCAAAAAATTAGTGGTGGTCAGTTTGATGGTAAAGTTAAAACTGGTGCATTAATTCAAGAACTACAAGGTGTAATGGTTAATAGTATTTTGAGTGGTCCTAAAACTCCACTTAGAGCTATTTTAGGTACAGCGTCAAATGCATATCTAAACGCTATTAACGAATATGCTGGTGCTCTTCTTAAATCTCCTTTTTCAAATCAAGCTTTAGCTAGAAAAGCATCTTTTGCTAAGTTAAAAGGTATGGTAGAATTATTACCAGAAGCTTATAGAGTATTTAGTGAAAACTGGAACGCTAAGTTTGAAGCAGATTTTGCTAATATTAGAACTAGATATTCAGAAGCACCCTCAAGAAATGATCATAATTGGCATTTGTTTAGAGAATGGACAGAAAAGAATGGAAATACAGGTGATAAAGCAGCTCTTTATTTATTAAATACTGCAAGAACATTAAACGATAATAAGTTATTTAGCTGGTCTCCAAGAGCTTTAGCTGCAACTGACGACACTTTTAAGTGGTTAATGTGTAGATGTAGATCTAAAGAAATGGGATTACGTAATGCTTTAGAAGAAGCAGGTGGTGATTGGAATAAATTAACACCAGAATTAATGAAAAAAGCTGAAGATATACATTACCGTAGTTTATTAGATGGTGATGGTAACTTAGATTTAACAGCAGATTCTTACCTAAATAAACAATTTAAAGAAATTACTTTAACATCTGAGTTTGAAGGGTTTTCTAAAAAGTTAGATGGATTATTAAATGAAACACCTTTAATTAAACCTTTCTATTTATTTGCTAGAACTGGTATGAATGGTCTAAACGTATCTTATAAAAATACACCTTTACTAGGTTTATTACATAAAGAAACTATAGACATTTTAAGACATACAGGTGATGATTTTAGACCATTAATGAAATATGGTATTGAAAATGCTCACGATTTAGTTAATGCTAGAAACTTAATTGCAGGTAGACAAGCCGTAGGTACTACAGTTGTTAGTGCTATGGGTCTTATGTATCAAGCTGGACAATTAACAGGGAATGGTCCTGCGGATAGAGAATTAAGACAGTCTTGGATTAATGGTGGATGGAAACCTAATCATTTATATTTTGGTGATGTTGGATTTAATTATTCTGCTTTAGAACCATTTAATGTTATGTTCTCAGCGATTGCTGATATAGGAGATAATATTGAATTAATGGGACAAGAATGGGCAGAAAAAAGATTACAAGCTGTAGCTTTTGTTGTAGGTAGAGGTTTAACTAGCAAAACATATATGTCAGGTTTGGATCAGTTAATGCAAATGACTCAATTCAAACCGGGTTCATGGAATAAAGGTGTAGGCAACATTCTTAATAATAGTGTACCTTTAGCTGGTATGAGAAATGAATTTGGTAAATGGATTAATCCACATATGAAAGAATTAAATTCTAGTATGGCAGATTCAATTAGAAATAGAAACCAAGTAACTGAAGCTTTAACTAACAAACCTTTATCAGTAAAACACGATATATTAACAGGTACTCCAATTAATAATTGGAATATCATAGGTAGATCTTTTAATGCAATTTCACCATTACAGTTTGATATTAGAAGAAACACTCCCGGTAGAAGATTTTTAATTGAAAGTGGGTATGATTTAAAAACTAGTGTATATTCTTACGGTGGTTATTCATTTGCTAAAAATGCTAATATTAGATCTGCTTTTCAAAAAGCAATGGGTGAAGCTGAAATAGAATTTGATAATAAAAAATTTAAAAACTTAGAAACAGCATTAGATTATCTTGCTAAAAGAGAAGATATTGTAATTTCTATGCAACAAATGGAAGCTAATAGAAACAACCCAGCAGTCTATGATGTAGATCCAAATCAATATCCACATAATACTGTGTTAAATAAATTAATAGATCAAGCTCGTCATAAAGCTTGGGCAAAACTTAATGAACCAACACATTCTGCTTATAATGCAGTTCAAGAATTAAAAATGGAAAAAGATGGACATACACAAAAAACTAGGCAAACTAGACATGAAATTTTTGAATTGAATTATCCATCTCAAAAACATAGTACGTTCCCTAAGTAAACTAAATGGCACATACAAAAGTAACAAAAAACGGTACCCAAAATACAGGTACAGCAAATACATTTAGCTACTCAGGGAGTTTCAATGTATTTAAAGCGTCAGAAGTAGAAGTAGAACTAGATAATGTAGCACTTACTTTTACTACTAGTACGATTAATGAATCCGCCTCACCCCGAGAATACACAGTAGATTTTACTAATAAAGAAGTTCACATTGGTGGAGCTAATTTAGCAAGTAGTAATTCTGTTGTAATACAACCAGTTACGGACATGGGTGCTCCTACACCAAGAGCAACCTATGCTCCCGGAGCTTCGGTTACATCTGATGATCTTAATAATAACCAACTCCAATTAATGCGTAAAGCTATGGAGTACGACGAGCAGAAGCTATCTTCTCGTGGTGGTACTATGACAGGTAATCTGCATTTAAGTAAAGATATTGATATAAGTTTTGAAGGTGATACAGATAATGCATATGAAACAACTTTAACAGTTGCTGACCCTACATCAGACAAAACAATTACACTTCCTGATACCACAGGTACAGTCGTAACAACAGGAGATACTGGAACTGTTACGGGTACTATGATTGCAAGTCGTACTATAACAGCTGATAGGATTGCAGGTAATACTATTACAGCATCTGAATTAAATGATTCATGTGTAGAATCAAATGAATTAGCAAACAACGCTGTTGTTACAGCTAAAATAGCTAATGATGCAGTTACAACTGCAAAAATTAATAATTCAGCTGTAACTACGGCTAAGATTGCAGACGCAAACGTAACTACAGCTAAGATTGCAGATGCTAACGTAACTACTGCTAAAATAGCAGATGCCAACGTAACTACAGCTAAGATTGCAGACGATGCTATAACAAGTGCAAAGATAGCTGATAGTGCTGTTACTTCGGCTCACATTGCTGACAGAACTATTGGAACAAATGACATTGCTTTAATTTCTATAGATTCAACTTTATTGTCTAATAACGCAGTAACAACTGCTAAGATTACTGATAGCAATGTAACTACAGCTAAAATTGCTGATAGCAATATAACTACAGCTAAGATTGCAGCTGACGCAGTAACTAATGCAAAAATAGCTGATGACAGTATAGACTCTGAACACTATGTAGATGGATCTATTGATACAGCTCACATTGCCGGTGCTCAGGTTACAGATGCAAAGCTTGCGTCTAACTCAGTAACAACATCTAAAATTACTGACGCTAACGTAACAACAGTTAAGATAGCTGATGATGCGATTAGTATTGGTAAGATAGGTTGTGAACAAACAACTATATCTGATAGTGACTCCCACATTCCAACATCTGGAGCTGTGGTAGACTATGTTGCAGCTCAAATTGCACCTATTGGTGGTCTTGAAGTTATAGCAACAGATGCTGCTTTTCCTAATATACAACCTGATTCTGGTGTTGTAATTAGTATTGCAGATGCTGGAGGTCTTGTTGTAAATGGATCTGGTACATCAACTACAGGTAGAACTGTAGGTGGTAGTACTGTAACTATTAACAATATTAACTCAGCTTTTAACAGTTCAACTGTTGATGCTGGTGTATCATTTATGGTAAGTTCTACTGGTTCAAGTCAGACATATAACTTCCACAAAGCTACACTAAAAGAATCTGATATACTTAATTTAAGTAACGACATCAACGACTTTGGTAATAGGTATCGTGTGTTTGCTGGTGAACCATCATCTAACAACGATGAAGGTGACTTAGTATATGATACTAATGCTAACAAGATGAAGGTGTATGACAGTTCAACTTCAGCATGGAAAGAAGTTACATCAACTGGTGATTTTAAATACTTATTTTTATGTCCAGCTGGTGGAAGTGGAGCACCTACACTTAATGGAAGTATAGCTACATATGACCTTAGAGAATCAAGTAATTCAGGATCAGCAGCAAGTATTACAAATGCAGCACAGTTAATAGTTTCTATTAATGGTGTTGTCCAAAAAGCTAATACAGGAACATCTGCTCCGGCAGAAGGTTTTGCTTTGGTTGATGCTAATACTATTGTTTTTGGTGCTAACCTAGCAAGTGGAGATTCTGTATTTATAGTACAGATTGGATCTGCTGTAACTATACCTACACCCGGAGACGGTACGGTAAGTGCAGCTAAGATTGCAAGTGGTGCAGTAGAAACAGCTAAGATTGCAGATAATGCAGTTACAGGAGCTAAGATTGCAGATAGCTTAGATCTTCCAGATAATAATAAGATTAGGTTTGGAACTGGGCATGATTTAGAAATTTATCACAATGGAACAGACTCTTTAATTTATGACAACGGAGCTGGAAGATTAAAAATATTTTCTAACGGTTCTGGAATAGATCTTAAGAAAGAAGATGGCGAGTCGATGATTGAGTGTGACACTGACGGATCAGTAGAGTTATATTACGACGGGAGTAAAAAATTCCAAACAAATGCAGTTGGAGTTGATGTATTTCAAAACTTATACTTAGGTGATAATGTTAATTTAAAACTTGGAACAAGTGCAGATTTACAGCTATTTCACAATGGCACAAACTCACACATTTACAGCACTACAGGCGAGTTAGATATAAGAAGTGATGATTTTCATTTAAGAAACGCAGCTAATAATGAAAATATGATTGTTGCTTCTGCAAACGGATCAGCAGAGTTATACTACGACAACAGTAAAAAGCTTGAGACAACAAGTGCTGGAGCTACTGTATCAGGTACATTAACAGCCACATCATTTAGTGGAGATGGATCAAACCTTACAGGCGTTAGTTCTGTAGGTGGTTCAACAGGTGTAAGTTTTAATGATAACATTACAGCTAAATTTGGTGATGATGATGATCTAATAATTTATGCCGACACTAATGCAAAACTGCAAGCAGATAATGGTATTTTAATACTACAAGGTAATGCTAGTCATGATATTTATATAGATCCAAAAAACAACGAAAGAGGAATAGTTGTAAAACCAGATGCAGGGGTAGAGCTATACCACGATAATACAAAGAATTTTGAAACGGTAAATGGCGGAGTAGGTATTGGTATTAACGCTCAAATGAACGGTTCTAGATGTAGTATTGCTCAAGATGGAACACACTTATCATTAAGATCCTTTGCTACAGGTGGTTATGATTCTATTATCTTTAGATCTGCTAATACTACCGTAGGAAAAGTTCACTTTAATAGTGGTGGAACACAATATCATACATCTTCTGACTATAGAAGAAAAGAAAATATAGTAGACCTTACAGGAGCTATTGATAGAGTTAAAACTTTACAACCAAAAAGATTTAATTTTAAAACAGAAACAGATGTTACAAGAGATGGATTTTTAGCTCACGAAGTAACAGCAGTACCAGAAGCTATTTTAGGAACTAAAGACCAAGTAGCAACTGAAAAGGATGTTGAAGATGGTAAGGCAGAAGCAGTTGGAGATCCTATATATCAAACAATAGATCAATCAGCATTAGTACCTTTATTAAGTGCAGCTTTAAAAGAAGCTATTGCAAAGATTGAAACACTAGAAACAAAAGTAGCAGCATTGGAGGCAGCATAATGGCATTAACAAAAATACAAACTAATTCAATTCAAGATGATGCTATTACAAATGCAAAAATAGCTGACGATGCTATCGACACTCCACAAATAGCTGACGGAGCAGTAGATACAGTAAACATAGCAGATCTAAATGTAGATACAGGTAAAATAACTGGCGATGCAATTACAGGAGCTAAAATAGCTGATGACGCTGTAGATTCTGAGCATTTAGCTAATGGATGTATTAATAATAGTAATTTTTTTCAAGGCACTATTGTTAATTCAGCAGCTTTATCTTCAAATGCTGTCACCACAGCTAAGATAACAGACGAAGCAGTAACCCTAGCTAAACTAGAACATGGTACATCATCTAACGATGGTAAGTTCCTACGAGCAAACAACGGAGCAGATCCTACATTTGAAACATTACCTGCTAGTGGTAAAGCAACCAATCTTTTTTCCAACGGAGCGATGACAATAGCTCAACGTGGTATATCATCTTCATCTAATGGTTATCAAACAGTTGACAGAATGTATGTAGAATCTTATGATACTGATGAAACAGCTTCACAAGCTCAGGTAGATGTTGCAAGTGGAACTACACCTTATACTTTAGGATTTAGAAAAGCATTAAAAATAACTAATGGAAACCAAACAAGTGGTGCTGGAAATCAAGATGTTTTAGTAACAACTCAAACTATTGAAGCACAAGATATTGCTAATAGTGGTTGGGACTATACATCAACATCAAGCTATATAACTTTATCTTTTTGGGTAAAATCAAGTGTAGCTCAAAATTTCTATGGAAGGTTATATAGTTATGATGGCACTCCACAAGGTTATGCTTATGAAACAGGTTCATTATCTGCTAACACTTGGACTAAGGTAACAAAAACAATACCCGGCAATAGTAATTTACAATTTGATAATGATACTAATTATGGATTACTTTTTGAGCTTGCTGGTTTTAGAGGTACAGGTTTTACAGGTAGCATGTCATTAAATCAATGGGGTGCTTTTAATGGCAATGTTAGAACTCCAGACCAAACTACAACTTGGTACACAACAAATGATGCTACTTTAGAAATTACAGGACTTTTATTAGAAGTTGGGAATACAGCTAGTGATTTTCCTCACCTAAGCTACGCAGAAAACTTGGCAATATGCCAAAGATATTATTGGAAAATAGCTCAAAATACATTTAGACGAGTAAATGGGTATAAGAGACATGATGGTAATTCTTTTTGGGAACTACAATGTCCAGTGCCTATGAGAACTACTCCTTCTCCTACATTGCTTTCAAGTGGAACATTTACGAACTTCACTAGCAACTTTGGCACTACTCAAAGTGGTCCTAATGTTAATGAATGGAATCAAAGTACAGGTTGGGGTTTATTATATGTTTCATCAACTTGGAGTACAACAAGTGCATCAATACCTTCTTGGGAAGGTTACTCAATAGAATTTTCAGCAGACTTCTGAACAAAATTATGACTTACGAAGCTAAAACTTATCAAATTAAAACTGTTGATGGTAAAGAATTTATTATTAGATTAAATACTAACGGCACTCAAACAGGGTGTACAGAAGGAACTAGGGATTATGAAGGGTATCTTGAATGGGCAAAGACTAATACAGCCGAAGCATTTACCTTTTAATGGAAATACCCACCATAGTATTACCACCTACACAAAAAATAAAAACGGTAGAAATACCTTTACCTAAAGCTGACGTACCTTATTACGTTCCTATGGTTGTACCTCCTAGCGATCTTCGAGATGAAAAGGGAGTAAAACCAAAAGCAACTGAAACTGAGGTTCCAGCAACTCCAAAACTTACTATACCACCCTTACCACCAATACCTATACCTTCGACTGAGGTTTTAGTTACAACTAGCATAGCAGCTGTTACAGCAG